GATACAGATTGCAGGGTAATATTAATGGGAGACTTACTAGAGTGTGCTAATAAAGGTTCGGTTGGAGCAGGATGGGTGGAGCAACTCCAGTCCCCTCAAGACCAGTTAGATATTATAGCTGGCCTGCTACACCCAATAAGAAAGAAAGTTGATTTACTCTTAACGGGTAACCACGAACTGAGAGCTTGGAAGGACACAGGGTTTGACCCATCAAACATTCTAGCAAACTACCTAAAGGTCCCATATGGAGGGTACGCTGCTTTCGCTTACTACCGAGTAGGTAAGCAAAACTATGTGGTCTATGCACAACACGGCTCAAGTGGAGCAAGATACACGCACACTAAGCTGCAGGCCGCTATGCGGACAGCTAGCCACACAGAAGCAGATATCTACCTTTATGGACATACCCACGCTTTAGTAGCACAGTCAGAAGAGAAACGATTCTATGACAAAAGGCTCAAGGGTATTAGGATAAGAAAACAATACACCATTCTAACAGGCGGTTTCCTGTCCTACGAAGGTAGCTATGCCCAGATGAAGAACTACAATCCTACTCGGATGGGAGTAGCAAATGTCAGTATGTACGCCAAAAAATGGGACGTCCATTGCAGCACGTAGGTACAGCCTAAAAGGCTAAGAGCTTTATTATTTAGGTCATCTCATATGACCACTTAATAGGGCTCTTTCTTTTGTTATAATATACTAGACCAGAACCCCTCGCCTAACGGTTAGACATGGTATCCGATAAAAAGGACCAGGCTGGTTTGCCGCTGAACAAAAGGGGTTATATAAATAAGCGGCCCCTGGGGGAGCTAACAGGGGCGTAAAGGCCCCTCTCCTCCACCATTGTCACGACATCTATGGTAAAATGTTTACATGAGATGTATAAAGTGTAATGAATTACTGGACATAGTGCCTATTTATAATGCGGGCAAGGACGAAGACTTTCCTCCTACCCTTCCCTTTTGTAACAACGATAAGTGTGATAATCGTGGGTTCTTAACTGTAATTTTCAACGCACCCAAAGAAGATGAAAAAAGTAAAGAAAGTAAACATAAGGAAGTTTAGTAGGAGAATGTATTCCTATTTAGACGAACTCCCATTAGCCGTTTATAATAAGAGAACGGGGAAGATAATGTTTTATATAATTTCTAAGGAGAAAGGAGGAAAATATTTTGATTTACAAACCAAAAATTCTATACAATCCGACAGGTAAAACAGTAGAGTTTATGTGTGGAGGACTAATCTACATTTTTAAACCTGGTGAGAAAAAGAACCTAGACGGATTCCCAGCTTACCACGCCCTAAATGAAGTAAACACAGGTCTCGTAGAATACGAAGGCCAAAAGTCCGCCCCGATAGAGAGCGACTTAAACGAGATGCCCTGGAAACAACTGGTATCCCTAGCGTCTACAGAGAAGGTGTTCCAACCTGGAATGAAGAGAGAGGAAATAATTAAAGCTATGGAGGAGAAAGATGGACCCAAAGAAGGAGCTATACAGGAGCCTGCTGGTCAAGAAGAAGCGTAGAGGACTGGAGGACCTGCTCTATTTTAATAAGTATATTTTAGAGTCTACGAAAAATAGGCGAGATTTACTCGTACCCCATGTTCACGGCGAATGGGTAGATTGGTATGAGAAATCCAAACATCGAATTAAGATGATTCTAGTTCCCCGTGCCACATTCAAATCAACCTTCTTCACAGTCGGTAGGATTTTGCAGGACATCGCTAATAATAGAAACACCAGAATCTTAATAGCCAATGCCACGTTGGATAATTCCCAAAAGTTTTTAGGCGAGGTGAAAAATCATCTAAAAAACAACCCCCTTTTAAGAGAGCTTTATGGGGACTTCTATGATAAAAACCTGAAATGGAATGAGGATGAGATTGAGGTCTTGGGGCGTAGTTTAGGAACTAGAGAGTCTACCGTTAAGGCTGTGGGGGTAGGAGGAAACCTAGTTTCACAGCACTATAATTTGATTATTGCAGACGACCTTATGAACGAACTTAACTCTGCTAACAGATTTCAGGTAGATAAGGTTATAGATTGGTGGAGACGAGCCTTCTCTCTTCTTGATACGGACGGGGAGATGCTTATAATAGGCACTCGCTGGTCCTACTATGATTTGTACTCTTATATAGAAGAGAAATTTCCTGGTCAATCATATATAAGGGGGGCCTATAGAGAAGACGGAAGCCTCTACTTTCCAGAGCTTTTAAGTGAGGAGAAGTTGGCGGAACTACGGGGTTTACAAGGCTCCTACATCTTTAGTTCGTTTTATTTGAATGACCCAGTTGATGAAGAATCAGCACTCATCAAGAAAGAACTGATAAAGTTTTGGGGAGAGGGTGAGGACGTGCAATTACCCAAGCATTACAATAACTTCATCGTCTGTGACCCTGCCGTAAGCCAGGAGGTGGCGGCAGATGAGTCTTCTATCACAGTTGTGTCAGTTGACCCCCACGATGATTGGTATGTGAGAGAAACTCGTAGCGGGCAGTGGACCGTAGGAAGATTGATAGACGAATTATTCGCTACTTATATGCAGTGGAAACCTATGGGAATGTCTATAGAAACGATTGGGCAGGCCCAGGGATTGATGACACCTATCCACGATGAGGAGAATCGCAGAAAGATTTATTTGCCAATTAAAGAGATAAAAGTACGTCCTAGGGTTGCAAAGGAAAGGCGAATCAGGTCAATCCTACAGCCCAGATTTGAGAGAGGGAAGGTGTTTATCAAAAGAGATATGTTTGACCTAGAGGAGCAGCTTTTGAAATTTCCCCGAAGTAAGAGGGACGATATAATAGACTCTCTGACCGACGTAGAGGAGATTGCATTTCCCGCAGAATCCCCGCAAGAGAAAGTACCTATGACAGGAAATTACTTTGAAGACCTTCTGATAAAAAGGAAGCATGATTTGGACAAACCAGTAGATAAATGGATGGGTGAGGAATTCTAAGGTATAATAAGACATATGGAATTAATTCTATTAGCAGTCATAACCTTGCAATTCGGCTACATAGTTTATAAAGACATTCTTTTTAGTAACGAGAGAGAGAAGTTGCAGTTAAAGCTTATGAGTAAAGACCTTACAGAGTACACCAGCATAGTGGAGGAACCAAAAAAGCCCAAGGAACCAGAAAGAAAGCCAGATGAGTATATTGACATAGAGGATGTATCTGTGGATAGGATTGTTAAGGCTAAGGAGAAACTATGATTAGTGTAGATGGAAGAGATTTTAAAAAACTAAAAGACAACGAGAAAATAGCTTACTGTGAGCAGTTATTGGAAGATGTCAAATCTGCCAGGGAGAAGAGGGATTTGGAGTGGTATCGTAACCACATGTTCCTTGAAGGGAATCATTATTTAACATATAACGCCACCAACAATCAATTAGAAGCTAACCCCCCAAGACGTAGAGGAGAGGTTAGAATGGTGGTAAATAAGATACGTTCTTCTAAGAGAGCTATTAAGAACTACGTCACCTCGTCACAGCCAAAGTGGGAGGTAGTCCCAGGGGATGTAGATGAGGAAACTATTACCCTGACAAGAAGATACGGGAAGGTATTAGACTATCTATATAGGAAGAGACACCTAGAATCAATGGTGTCTGGAGTTGTAGATTCGGCTTTAGATACCTCTGTTGGGTGGGTAGAGATTGACTGGGACGGCGAGGCAGCTAAAGGATTAGGAGATGTGAGGATTAGGTTACACCCGTCTTTTGACATATATATAGACAGAAGAGCTTACCTATACGATGGAAAGCTAGTAAGTCCTTTCCTGGTAAAGACTATTAACAAAACTTTAGACGAGATTAAGGCTGACGAGAGATACAATGAGAAAGCTAGGAAAGACGTAAAGGAAGAGGACGACCAAGCTGTTTCCAGAATGAAACAGAAGATTTTAAGAAAGGATGACGGCCCCGATAAGAAGACTATCAAGAGAGCTAACGTAAGAGAGTTTATGCTTTGGGATGAGGAGAAAAACGATAAGGGTGGAAACATTGTGCTATTCACTTATACAGGGGATAAGGTTTTAAGAGACGAAGAGCTAGACGAAAATGAATACCCCATTTACTGCATGCAAGGAGACATGAATCCCACCACAGTCTATCAGAGAAGCTGGGTAGCGGATGCCGTACCTCTAAACAAGGCGTTAGACAGGTCTCTCTCGCAAAAGATAATGTATATAAACCAGGCGTTGGTATTTAGAATAATCGCAGAAAAAGGACACGGAGCAGGCGTAGTTACAAACGAACAAGGAGAAATCATTGAAATAAACAAGAACACCAAGTTTGAACAATGGAGGATGCAGCCACTCCCAGCAGGATTTGACGCACTCAACCACGAACTTACTACTTATATAGAAGATATTATGGGAGCACACGACGCAGCTTTAGGCAGACTTCCATCAGGTGCGAGAAGCGGAAAGACCTTAGAGGCGCTACAATCAGCAGACGCTAATAATCTGACAGGAATTACACAGGCTTTGGAATCCTTTTTGTCAGTAGTAGGAGAGAGGGTTTTAAGCCTAGTCTC